GATTATGGTCTTTGTCGAAAGAAATATCTGATACATATAAACAACTAGATAAGATAAAAGAACAGAGAGAAAGAGAACAAACAAACCAAAAAGAAAAAGGGGGTTTGCATCTCTCTGAAGTAATACAGGACAAAGAACTCCTACGTACACACGTATTGGAACACCTATTTAAAGAATCATCAAAGGGTAACGCTCAAGCAAGCCACAGATTAACCGAACTCGTAGGTTTAAGATTAGAAGAAGAACTCCCAACGATAGAAGTAATATCTTATTGTGGAATATGTGGGAAGAAACCTTCCAATAAAAATATCTGTGCAGGCAAACCATAAAAAAACAGGCACGCAAGGGGGGTCATGTCGCAAGGGGGGCGTCGGGGTCGGTTTTTGTTTTTGTATTGTATTTAGACCTCTAGCAAAATTTACATTATTTGAGTTTTACTCTTGTTATTAATTAGCTAAGAGTATATAGATAAAAAAGTTATGACATTTAAAAGTTGCGAAGAATGTTGCTGTGTAGCTTCAGAAGATAACCCAATTATTGAAGAATGGGATGATCAAGGATTTTTGGTAAAAAGTATATGTATGTTATGTTTTGCAGAAAAAAAATATGAAAATAACATTGCCGATAATAAAACCTCGTGATTATCAGTTACCATTTTTTGCTGCTTTTGACAAAGGTATACAGTATTCATTGATAAGTTGGCATAGACGTAGTGGTAAAGATGTAGCTTCATTTGCGTGTATGATTAATAAAGCAATACAAAAACCTGGTAACTATTATTATTTGTTTCCTACTAGAGCATGGGCAGCAAGAGCATTGTGGGATAACATTTGTGAATGGGCAGGGGGTAAAAAATTAGTAGATTTAATTTGTCCTGATCAAATAGTAGCTAGAAAAAACAATTCAGATTTTTTTATAGATTTAATTAATGGAAGTCGAATAAAAATAGATGGTACAGATAATCTAAACTTTGTTGGACAAGGGGGTTCAGGATATGTACTATCAGAATTTTCTTTACACAAAGAAGAAGTAACAGGATTTCTTGCACCTATATTAACAGAAGGCAATGCTTGGGTTGTATTTAATGGTACAATGCGTGGTAGAGCCAATCACCTATGGAGGTTATATGAAAATAATAAACAAAATAAAAAATGGTTTACGCAATGGTATACATTGGCTGATACTAAAACTGCGTATTGGATTAACGAAGATATTGAAGTTAATCGAGAACTTAGTGGTTTGGTTTCTCCATACGATAATAGACCTTATAAAAACATTCAAGAAGATGTTGATTCAGGTATTATCTCGTATACTATGGCTCGTCAAGAGTATCTCAACGAAGCTGTTTCGCAAGTAGAAAAAAGTTACTATGGATATGAATTAGAGCTAATGAGAGGAGAAAATCGTATCTGTAGTATTAAAGAAAACGCTGGTCCTGTTTATACATTTTGGGATTTAGGTACATCAGACGCAACATCAATAGTATTTGCACAAATAATTAAAGATAAATTTTATATTATTGATTATCATGAGTCTAGTGGTAAAAAAATAGAAGATTATTCTGTAGTTATTCATAGTAAAAATTACAATTATGGAGGACATTTTGCACCACATGATGTATCTAAGCGTATGTTGTTCGGAGATCTAGTTACAAAAGCAAAAGAAGTGGGTATAAATTTTAGACGTGTACCTAAAACAAACTCTGTACTGCAAGATATAGAAATATGTAGAAGATTTTTGTCAAAAACTTATATTGATAGTAAATGTGATACACTTATTTCTCATTTAGAAAACTATCGAGAAGGTTCAGCTGGTAGACCAATACATGATAGTAGTTCTCATGGTGCTGATGCCTTTAGAACTATGATTATGGCAAAACATTTAAACTTAATAACTTCTTATTTATCTACAAACTATGATATAAAACTACCTGATAAAGTAGGGAAGGCACAAGAATATGCAGAAGATCAATGGTTCAATGATACAAAAAGCGAAAAACCATTATGGAAAAGATTTCGAGGAATTGTTTAAATATTATTTAGAAAATGGAATAGTTTATATTGATAACCAAACATTTATTATGGCTATGTACCACAATAAAGATATTCTTCTTGGAAGAAAAAAATTAAATAAGCTTGACAAATGTGATTGTTATTTTGTTCACTACTTTTGCGGCAACTTAAAAAGATTATTTGAAGTTATGCCAATAAAATTAGAGTATGCTGTTTTTGAAAGGTTTAATGGTAAACTAAAAGTATATAATTTAGAAAGAATACGAGGAAAAATTTATGGGATCAGCACCTAAGCCACCACCACCACCACCACCACCACCACCTGTAGCTACATTAGTAGAAGGTCAACAAGCTGCAAGAGCAACTAAAAAAAGACAAATGGAACAAGGGGGTTCATCATCTTTATTTTTAACTAAAGGTCAACAACTTGGAGGAGGAACAAAAATAAATCAAAACACTAATGGGTATGGATTATGAATATAAACTCTTTAATTCAAATGTATCAAAGAGAAAAGTCAAGTTCTGAAAGAGCAAATTTTGAAAGTCTTTATGAATCTGCTGCAGATTTTTGTAATCCATCTGCTGATAATATTCAAAGCACAAGATCTAAAGGTCAACGTGATGATGCTCAAAGAATTACTGATATTGGTATAAAAGCTAGAAGAATGTTTACAGCTGGTATGATGTCACATCTTTTTCCACAAGGACAAAATTGGATAAGAGTTGTTACTTCAAATAGAGAGTTAATGAAAAATGACAATATTGTAAGAGCATTAACAGCAACAACAAATAAATTTATGAGAGCTATAGAGCAATCAAATTTTTATGAAGAAATGGGTCAATGTATTGATCATTGTGGATATATTGGTACTACAGCTTTGTATTGCGAACCTTCAAAACAAAATATATTAAATTTTCGTTCTCATTATATTAATCAATTTTATTTTTGTGAAAACTATTTAGGACAAGTTGATACAGTTATTCGTGAGTTTAAACTTACAGCAAGACAAGCTGTACAACAATTTGGACAAGAATGTCCTGAATATATACAAGAATTATCAACAGATCCTAAAACATCTACAAGAGAGTTTACTTTTATACATATAGTAATGCCAAGAGAAGGTGCAGATATATCATCTTTAGAAAAAACAAATAAAAAAATAGCATCAATATATATTGAATTAAAAAGTAAAAAATTAGTAATGGAGTCAGGATTTGATGAAATGCCTTACTCTGTTGCAAGGTTTTATAAAACAAACTATGAAAAATATGGTAGAAGTCCTGCATTAGAAGTAGCAGCTACTTTACCAATGATAAATAGAATGGAAGTAAGTAGACTACGAGGAGCTGAAAGAGTATCTAATCCTCCCTGGTTAGCACCTAATGATAATTCTGTAAGAAGAATATCTAATGATCAAGGTTCTATAATTTATTGGAACGCAGGTAATCCATTATCTAAACCTGAACAATTAAGACCTGCTGATAATGTAGTTGTTAATGATCAAATGATTACTAAAAAAGAACAAGAAGTATTAGATGCTTTTTATGTACCACTATTTAATCCTTTAATGAACAAACAAAACATGACTGCTTTTGAGTCTGCTGAAAGATTAAATTTATCATTACAGTTTCTTACTCCTGCAGTAAATAGATTAAATAAATATTTTGTTACACCAATACTTGAAAGAGCATTTTCAATAATGTTAAGAGAAAAAGTATTTACAGAACTTGAAATAGAAGATTTATCAAATGAGTCTTTAGAATTTGATTTAGTAGGTAAAGCATCTATAGCATCAAGACAAATAGAATTATTTGGCACTATGACTGCATTACAACAAATGATGCAAATTGCACAATTTAAACCTGAAATACTTGATAATGTTAATGCTGATAAAACAGCAAGATTTATTCAAGAAGTAAATATGGTGCCAGTAGATCTTCAACTATCAGAAGATGCAGTTTCACAATTAAGAGGACAAAAAGCACAAGCTGCTCAGCAAGCTGCTCAACAAAAAGAATTAATGGGTGCTGCTGATATGTATGCTAAAACTGCAAAAACTCCTGAAGAAGGTAGTGGTGCTGAACAATTAATGCAACAACTTACAGGAGGATAATGGATATAATTGATAAAGCGACCTACGATTTTGAGTGGGATAATGAGAAGGATTTATCAGAAGAAACAAGACGTGCTTTTGTAAATCTTTTTAATCCAACAGATAATAATGCAATACTTGTTACTAAATTTTTAATAAGTATTTGTAAATGGGAAGATCAAACAGAATATAATGATCCGATTATGGAAAGCAAAATGAACGCTTTACGAAATGTAATATTAAGTATAAAAAAACAAATTAACATGAAACCCATAGAGGAGGTCACTAATGAGTGAAGAAGTAAATCAAGAAGTAGTAGAAGAAACAACTGTAGAAAAAACTGGTCCTGTAGAAGAAGTAGCTGAAGCAACAACTAACTTTGTCGATTCAATGCTTGAACAAATTGAAGATGAAGATGTTAAATCAGCAGGGTTTTGGAAAAACCTTGAAGGTAAAAATGCAAATGAAGTTGGTCAATATATAAAAGAACTAAATAGTTTTGCAGGTAAAAAAGGTGACATACCTAAAAAAGATGCTTCTGAAGAAGAATGGAATAAGTTTTATAGTAAACTAGGTAGACCTGAAAGTCCTGAAGCTTATGATTTTGATGTTAATGAAGACTTTAAAGAAGCTGTTGGTGAAGAAGCTATGCCATATTTTGAGCAAGCTGTTAAAGGTTTTAAAGAACAGGCATATAAATTAGGTGCAAATACTGATCAAGCAGAAGAAATGTTAGATTGGTATTTAAGTATGATGGTAGATTCAACAACTGCACAAAAAGAAACACTTGAAGAAGAAGCAAAACAAAAAGATATTGAACTAAGAAAAGCTTGGGGTGATCAATATGATGGTATGGAAAGAGGTATTGAAGCTTTACTTCGTAGTAATGGTATGGAAGATGAACACATTGAATGGGCTAAAAAGTCAGGTATATTAAAAGAACCTACATTAGCTATAACATTAGGTAATATTGCTTCAAGATTTGAAGATGATCCTGAAATAGGACATCATCAAACTAAAACTCTTGCAGGATTGCATGACCAGCTAGCTGAAGTTAACATGGATGTTATGGAATATATTAAAACAGGAGAAAAAGTACCTCCACATATTGCACAAAAACGTAAAGATCTTATGGATAAACTTGGTGATAATTTATAAATTTTTATCTTGACATATATATTTTACTTTTAGTACAAATTTTTTTAACGAAAGAGATAACCTTTTTAAGACCTCTGTAAGTTATCGTCGACCTAGACGTTAAACAGTAGGCAAGACCTCCTTGTGGAGATAATCAGAGCCGATTAGTCGTGTAAATTAATTAGCCAAAATTATATAACAAGGAGAAATAAAATGGCTTCAACTAGTATAACAACTGCATTCGTAAAGCAGTATGGTGCTAC